AACATTAAAGTTAGTTGAAGTATCATCACCTATTGTGATTGTATTGTTTACAAGTTTGTCATTTGTAATAGAACCTGTTAATTGAGCATTTGTAATTGTTCCTGATAATGAACTTGTAGGATAATTTATTGCGTCTGCTAAATCAAAAGCAGGAGTAGCGTCTGTGTCACCTAAGGCAAGTGTTACTAAACCATATGATACAGTATTATTCGCTAAAGAATTATTAGCAATATTTGTTAATGTATTGTCAGGACCATTAATTGTTTTATTTGTAAGTGTATCAGTAGATGTTTCTGTTAAAACTGCACCGTCTATAGCAATTGAAACTTTGTCTGCTGTTACAGCAGTTGTAATTCCTAGACCACCTTCAATAGTTAAAGTATCGCCTAAATCTACTGCTGAAGTAGCAGAACCATCACCTGTAATAGTGATAGTTGAATTATCTAATTTTGTATTTGGTATACTTGCTAATGCACTACTTGGAATATTTTGTATTGTATTTGTACTACCATTAATTGTTTTATTTGATAAAACTGAACTGGAAGAGTCTGTTATATAATTACCAGAAACTAGAGTAGTACCATCACCTAAAACACCATATAATTCGTCAAAATTATCATTTATTTTGGCTGCACCTGCTCTTAAATTATCGCCTGTTCCATCGTTGGCAGCTGATCCTTTATTTAAGGTTTTTTTTGTCATTTCTTTATGTCCTAATTGTTTATACTATTTATAAACTTCTTATGGGGTTGTATCATCAAAAGTTAATGTTGTTTGAGCAAAGTTTGTAACAGTATTATCAAAAACATCCTGAGAAGCCGCAAATTGCGTAGGCATTGCAAAATTTGTCTTTAATAACTGACCATCTTTATTTGAAGTTGCTAAAAATATAGCACCTCTTCCATCTAGTGATGTTCTTGTACCTTGTATTGTTATTTCACTTAATTGCTTAAATGTTATTTTACTTGCACCTGAATTTACACCAAATATTGTATTTGCGAATTTGTTTAGTGTACCAAATTTAGGTCCTGCATATGCGTATCCTGATTTAACTTCTACACCATCAATTTGTCTTCTTACTCTACTTAAATAACGAATTTCAATTGGTGGTCTTTGTAAAGTTACATCTCTTGTATTTGCCGTAAACGGATCTTCATAAGCATTACCAACATCTATTTCTCCATCAATATGAGCACTAGGTCTTAAACTTGTACCGTCATCTATTGTTCCTAATCTTCTTCCAAAGACAGTAGTAAATAATATATTTAATACATTGAATAATGGAGTATCTAAAGCACCTGATACAATACCAGCAACTGGCGCCCGAACTTGCATATTAATTCTATTAACTAAATCAACTTGTCCTGTAAAATAAAAACCTGCTGTGTGCATAGTCTTTTTAAATGAGTCTCTCCAATCATTAATTGATTGACCAACTTTTAGTACATAAGAAAAATCTTGGTAATATTTACTGTCTTGTACTTTCATAGTTTGTTCAGATACATAACCATCTTCATTTAAAAATTTACCATCTGTATCTACAACAGTAACAGATTGTACCGAAGCAGACGCAACATCTAATCTTGCTATTGTTGCTGATCCACTACCTGTTGATGTTATTGTTTCGTTTAGAACAAAATTGTTATTTAAATCTTTTACTTTTAACAATTGTGTGCCTGCGTCATAACTAGCAAGTTTACCAACAGCACCTGAAGTACCGCCTGTAATAGTATCATTAGCATTAAAGTTGCCTGACTTGTTAGTTAGTAATAAACAGTTTCTAAATTTAATTGTTGGAGATGGACTGTTTTGATAACCTTCTCCTAATTCATTTGTTTTTAATCCTATAACTCTTCCTATATCAGTACCGTTTGCTAAAACATTTGCACCTGTACCACTTGAAGTTATAGATACTTTTGGTAAAGATACATAACCACTACCTTGATTAATTAAAAATATATCTGTAATATCATTTAAGTCTGTATTACTTGCTGGTTCCATAACAATTTTATTATTAAAGTAAATATCACCTCTACCTGTTTCATCTTCATATACAATATGATCTTCTCCGTCTGTTCCTGGTGTTCCTGACTCTTGTGTAAATCCACCATTAACAACAGAAACAATTCCTTCTGCATTAACACCTTTTGTATTTGAGTTATCAAAAACTAATTTATCTCCTACTGAATAACCTGATCCTGGATTGTCAACAATAATTTCATTTACTTGTCCTGAACCTATATCACTAATAGCAATATCAGCACCTACACCACCACCTAATACAGTTAAGAAATCTCCAGTAGAATATAAACTACCATCATTAGTAATAGTTTTTGTTCCAGGTATACCTGTTATGTTACATTTTATAAAAAAGTCATCTGTATCACTAGCAGTACCTTTAATTTCTTCATTAACAACAAAAGTACCTGTCATTGAATTTATATTAAGTACAAATTCAGAAACTTCTTTATTTCCGATAACAAATTTTTTAATACTTTCTACTACAGCAGTTGCTGCTGAGTCTGAACCTGTAATTGTTCTACCTACTAAATTAGTTGTATCACCTACTGTTGCAATTGCTCTTAAAACTTTTTGTGTGTCCCATTGTCCATCTGATACACGCAACATTTGTGTTCTTGGATAAAATGTTTCTGATACTTGATTAAATAATATTCTAAAAAATAATTCGTGCCCTGCTTGTGTACCTTTTAGTCGGTACATTGATTTAATGTTTTTTATTAAATTTCTTTTGTCTAGTCCTAGTGCTAAAGTTTCAGGTATTGTTTTTAAAAACTCATCTCTAAAGTTTGTTAAGAAATTTGATATTACTTTATCAGGATCTCTAAAGTTTGTTAAGTCCTGAACAGTTGTTACGGGATTAGGACGATAGTCATTAATTATTGCTTGAGCACCTGAAGTGTTACCTGTTATAGTTTCATTTAAACCAAACTTGTCTTGTGCTGTTATGAAAATTTTATTATTTGCTAAATCTTCAGCAACAATTTTAGCAGTTGCCTTAGAATTTAATCCTGTGATTGTTTCACCTACTGTGAATTGACCAAATGATGAATCTTCGTAAATTAATTTATCTCCAATATCTAGTTGTGTTCTTTCTGAAGATATTTTTGAACCATCTAGTAATAAATTATCTGATAGACCGGTTTCATTTTCTAAAGCAATACCGTCTGTTGATTCAATACTTGTAACCTGCAACATAGCAGATTCCATAAATTGATAATAAGTTTTTAAGAATTGAACAAACTGTGGGTGGTCATCAACTACGAAATCAGGTAATTGACTATTAATAAGTGTTGAGATTTTATCATTAAACTTTGCCATAGGACATTAGTAACTTGATGTTGTTGTGTACCCTACTCCTGCTTCGGCAGAACCACCTACAAAGGTATCTTGTGAAACATTTACGATTGAATTTGAAACATCTATTTCTAAAATTTGATCTCTTACTGGAACAACATCATTTGAATTAGGTGGTACAGTTAACTCAATTGCTGTTGAAATTGCACCTCTAACATTAGCAATGGAGGCAACATCTAAAGAATTAAGAGTTATTTGTCCTGTTGAATAATCAACTGTTCCTTGTTTAGCATTGTGAATAGTTTTAATACCACTTACTAGATAATAGACTCTAACATTTCCCATACCATCATCATCTAAAAACATATCATTAGTATTTCCTGATACTTTAAATCCAGTAGATGTAATTACTGATTGGTGTCCTGAATGAGGATTGTAAATTGCATTTCTAAAGTAAATATCATATTTTGTAGATGAACTTAAAGTTGGTGTAAATGATTTTCTCATTTTGACCGTTGTTATGTTTGATAAAATTGAATTATCAACATCATCTACTAATCCTGTTATTTTTGAAAATCTAAACACACCATCAAATTGAGATAATGTATTTGAATTGTAATTTGTTATTGCGTCCACAATTTCTGACTTCAAAGTGTCTGCTGATTTAGCAGTAGAGTCTTTATCAAACTTTGCGTTAACAACTAATACGATTGAAGTAATTATTGGATCAATTATCTCTGGTCTTACCGAAGCAACATTGTAAGATTTTAATTTTGTTACTATATCTAGTTTTGTTGCATTAGTTAAAGGAACACCTGATTGTCCTTTGACAGCAATTTTAACAACACCATAAACAGGTGTTTCATCATCTTCACCACCCCAAGCACTTATTGATTTTGCATTAGGATAAATTGATTTTACTAAAGTTTCGTAATCTGTTGTAGTAACTGCTCTGTCTTGTGATGTGTATTGTAAAGGTGCATTAAATCTAATTGACTCTTTTGTTTCTGGAATAGAACCGCCTTGTGCTGCTGTTTTAGTTACAACAGTTACATCTGAAAATCCACCTACTGAACTTTTTGGTGTAAATTTTGCTGTACCATTTGCGTCTGTTAAATTTGAAACTATATATTCTAAAGTTACAATATTACCATCTGCTAATTTTTTACCTAGTATATCATCTCCAAAGTAAACTTCAAATTTACCTGTATCTGATTCTGATAAAAAATATGCCTTTGATGTATTGTTTAAACTTTTTAATCCTGTTGCTAATGTGTAAACACTTTCTGTTGTATCACTAATAGAAGTTTGTACAGTTACTTTTAATGTAGTTGTGTCAGCATTTATATTAGGAATTATATATTTTTGGTCAACATCTGTACTGTCAACTGTATATTTAAAGTTTACTAAAGTACCTTCATATAAAGTTACATCTGAAAATTTATAAACACCATCAGCAGGTGACATTGCTATATCTTCATTAGTTACAAAACTATAATCTGTGTTATCTATATTTGCTGAAAATGATGTTCCTTTATCCATAGTAACTGAAGCACCTGTTCCTTTGTTAATAGTTATATCAACATTTGCTGTTGGTGCTTTAGCTGATGACGGAGTGTATCCTAACATCTTTGCTAATGAAACTACATTTTTTCTAACATCAGCAGAGTCTAGGTACATTTCATTTGCAACCATATTAGCATTGAAACCTAGATAGTGTGTGTTGTATGCTAATGTATCTAACAAGACAGCAAAACCTGAACCTTCAAAATTGTAATCTGAAAAC